TCCCAAGGTTGTGATGGTCGGGCCATAGGTCGCCACATTAGCCGCCCCACGCTTTTCTTTGGGCGTGAGGTAGATGGTATTCTCTACGCTTGCCGTGTTGTTTTTGACCACCACTATCATCGTAAGTGGATATAAGAAAGGGCCACCTCTCGGCAGCCCTTCCCAAAACACACAAAAAGCAAAGGAACTTACCCTGTTGTGACTGTCACATTTCCGGGGGTGGTGAGTCCATCGAAAGGATAGACAGCCGTGCCCGCGCCTGCGGTAGCTTCTAAGATATAGTAAGGGGCAGCCTCACGACCTGCGAAGGTCAAAGTCTGTCCGCTCATCTCATTACGTGCGGCCCCTGAAGTAAGGGTTCCGCCGTTGAGGTCCATGCCATACGTAGCCCCGAAGAGATATACGTTGTCATTGTTATCGAGCACGAAGATCTGCGACCGGTTGCGGCTGATGAGCCGGATTTGCTCCGGGTCGCTTTCTTGGTGCTTTTGGAGAACCAGGTTCAAGGTCTGCTCAAAGAGAGAAGCCCCCGTCGCTGGGTCGCTTTGCACGTTGATGGTGAAGGAAGACAAGTCCGGGCGAAGGTCGTACTGGAGTACGGTCATCGCGGGGAGGTCCGTGACGGTGAAGCTCTCGCCGGAGGCGGTGGCTACTGTCGCAGATCCTGCCGTTCCATCACCCGTGCCGGCAGCGGTCACAAGTCCGCCCACGTAGTCGTTCACGAAGAATACCTTCGAGAGACCACCAAGGGCGTCCTTACAATCCAATGCGCGGCCGAGGGTGATAGTACAAGCCATGTCTTATGCAGTAAAGTCGAATCCTACAACGCCGTCACCTGGAACAGCTACGTTCACACCGATAGCGAAGTCCATGGTCACCTTGACGTTATCGCTTCCGTCGTACTTATACACGGGGATGAGGCTTGCGGCCTCGTTGCCTGTGTAGGCGTTCGTCGCTACCACGATGTTGTTCGGGTATGTGAAGGCGATGATGTCGGCGGTGTTAGGAATGCCAGCAGTTGGATAGACAGGATATCCAAGGTAGTTGGCTCCGCTCAAGTCCTGGTTATAACCGGGGCCTGTGTTCTGCGCTGCAAGGGCTTGCTGGAAGAATGCGTAAGCCTCATATGACAGGTAGAAACCTGCTCCGGGTTGCAACAAAATACCTGGGCTCGCTGACGCTTGTTCGAATACGGCATTCATAGCACTCAAGATATTCGATGAAGTGAACGGATCGAACGAAGTCAAATCAGCCTCAGCGAATCCACCCATCTGTGAAGCACGAACGTGAGTGATGTCGAAGGTTCCGTCGTCAGACAGAAGGCCGGTAGTCAAAGGAGAGGCCCCCGTCCAAATCAAAGACTCGACATCGTTAGCGGCCTGGGCAGCTGTTGAGGCGAGGAGGAACTGAGCGAAGTCAGCGGGGATGTCTCCGTTGCGGCTCATGCGACCCTGAGCGGCCATCCACGTTGGGAAGATGGTGTCGCGGCAAATTGTCTCCTTGACCATCAAATCGTCCAAGGTGATAATCTGTTCGGTGAGCTGGGTGTTCGCTCCGTCAGTACCTCCACAATCGGCGGCCTGGATAACGGTGGCTCCACCAGCTTGTTGATTGAAGCCGACATTGTTGATGACGGCCTTGTACACGACACCCTCCATCAGGCGGGCGCGGTTGTTCTTTAGGGTCTCCGCGCCTGTGATGGCAGCGGTAACGTATGGAAGCGCAAGCTCTCCGGCATAAGTGCCGCTGACCACGTCCATATCGAAGTTGTACTTCTTACTCATGATAAATTTGAAATGATATTGATGGCGTGATCGACGCCGGAAAGGTTGGGGTTGTTTTCTTTTTTGAACTCAGCCTTAGCGAGTACGCGGTCCGGCTCTGCGGCGGGTGCGTTCTCCAAGGTTTCGAGGCGCTTGTTGATGGCTTCGAGAGCGGTGGCCAATTCGTGGGCCATCTCTACCTGCATCGACATCTCCTCCTTCTTTGGCTCTTCAGAGGCTTCCACCTCTTCCTCGACCATAGGCTTCAAGGCGGCAGATACCACCTCGACAATCTCTTGGGCTACCTCCTCAGAAATCATGAACTTATCGACCAAGGCAGCTTTGACTGCGGCCATCTCGTCCTTGTCCTCTTCGTGCTCTGCGGCTTCGACCTTCTCTTCTTCGTCCTCCATCATCTCCACCTTGCTCTCGGCATCGACGGTGATTTCTCCGCCGTCGGAGAGTTGATGGGAACCAGCTTCGAGGGGTGCGGCTTCGCCGTCATCGCTCAACACACGCACGGATGCGCCGGCTGAAAATTCGTCGGCTTCGGTAGCCACCACACGCCCGTCCTCAAGGCGGGCTTCTTTGTAGAGCTCGGCCCGCTCGTCTACGACGCTTCGGACGGCCTCCTTGAGTTTTTCAATTACTGACATGATTGGAGTATCTATGGGGTTATATAACGCGGTTTTACTTGTTTGTCAAGAGCGGGTCCAGCTCCTCATGGGTGGCGCATGGCATGAACATCCGCGTCCCGTTGATTTCGTGGACGTGGTGACCACCACACCCCAACGCCTCGGCCATCAACTCAGCCTCCAAGATGGTGGCAAAGAGTGGCTTCCCGTCAAGGTATGCGGCGGGCTCCAATACTTCGCGCACCGCTTGGGCGATGGTCTCAATAGTGACATCCTCCATCTGAATCAGCTTGTCGACGAAGTAGCCCTCGATACTGAAGCCCCGATATTTCTTGTCCTTGACATCGGCCCACACATCTTCGTTGTGGACACGTACCGACACCATCCATGTCCCCTTGGGTACGTCGTAGCCATAGACTCTGGACTTATCGCGGTCGACATCGGAGACAATCCAACTCTCGAAAATGGAGAGGCCGTTGACCTTGGCCTGGTGCTCCACCGTGTACTCGTCGTTGCGCTTTTGTTGCATGAACAGCTCCGCCGCTTTCTCCACCGTCTCCTGTGAGAAGTACACCTCGAACTCCTCTTGGTTCACGTCGTCATATCGCGGGATCATCTTCTCCGGAATCAAGGCCGGACCGATGAGAAGCTTCTTGTCTTCGTCTACGCGGGCGAGGGTGAAGCGGTTGTCGCGGTTGAAGAACACGAAGTTCTCTTCGATGGCGGGGAACTTCACGAGGCTGATGGCCTCCACTCCGAAGTCCTCCTGGTCCTCATCAATCAAAAGTTCAACTGTCCTCATAGCGTGGTCTGAATTTGTAGCTCTTTATTCAAGGCTTGCTTGTTGCTAATCTCGTTCTCTACTACATATGCCCGGACGGGTTCCGGTGTGGGCGTCTGCTGATTGGGAACGAGAGAACCCACATCGACACCGACGGACTGACTGCCTCCCTGTGGGATACCTCCACCCCCTGCCGCGCTACCTCCTCCGCCACCGGTGAACTGGGTACTCTTGATGGCGGCCACTTTTGCCAGACCTGAAGCCACGGCGATACCTGCAGCAATCTGCGCACGGATAACGCTGGTCGGGTCGAGGGGGATGATTTGCGAGGCGTAGGCTTTCTGAGCGGCCATGTATGTATTGACAAGCGTCTCGGCGATGCTTACCGCCTTGTTCCTGTTGAAGGCTTTCTTCGCGCTCTCTTCGGTGTCTTTCTCCGAGGCTGTAGTGAGGTCTTTGAGAATGGAGAACGTAGACGATACAGCCGAGGTCTTGAGGTTGGCAATGGCGTCTTCTGTTTGCTGGACCAGTTGCTTGTCTTTCTCGGCCTGCTCTGCGTCGGCTTCGGCTTGCTTCTTTCGGGCCTCCTCCGCTTTCACTGCGTCCTCATCGCGGAACTTCTGATGAAGGGCGGCCATCTCTGTCTCTCTCTGCTCCTCAATCTGAAGCTGAAGTTCTGCGTTCTCTCCGGCCTTGTCCAGTTGGGTATTGTAGAAGTCTTCGAGGGCCAGAATCTCCTTGGTCCGTGCGTCGAGCGTGGCGCGATCACGTTGGTCCAAGGCTTCCATCACCTCCTCTTCGGCTTTGGTGATTGCGTCGGCGGCGTCTTGCTCGGCTTTGGCTTTCTCGGCGGCGGCGTCTGCAATGGCTTTCGCTTCGGCCTCAGCTTCTGCGGCGGCCTGTTGGCGGATGGTGTTGAGCTTGTTGTTCAACGTCGTCTGCATCTCTACGGACTCCGTTTGAATGTCAATCAAAGCGGCTTCTAAGTCGGCGAGGTTTTGACGGTCCTCGGTGCTGGAGTCCGACATGTCCGCCTTTTGCTGGGCAATCAAAAGCTCCTCTTGTGCGATGCGCTGACGCTCCGCCATCAACGCCTGTTCGATTGCGATGGCCTCTTGTGCCGCCGCCTCTCGTTCCTCTAAGCTCTTTGTGGTGTCCTCGGCTATCATATTCAGCCGCTTGATTTCGGCCCGGTCCCGTGACCGCTGCACGGTCAGCCTTATCTGCGCATCAGTCAGAGCTTGGGTGCGCTTCTCTAATTCAATGGCCTTTTCGATAGCCTCGGAGAACGTTTGCGGCAGGTCGGCGACGGTCTTCTTGTATTCCTGAGCGGCTGCCGTGTGGCCCTTAGTAAAGAGGTTCACCAGGTATGAACCGGCGGCTTGAAATTGCGCGGTCACTTGCTCGAAGATTGCCCCCACTGCGGCCATGGCGACCTTAATCATCCGAGCCCCCTTTTCAGTAGACGCAAAGGCGGCGACTAACGATCCGACAATCACAACGAACGCACCAATGCCGGTCGCAATAAGTGCGGCGCGGGTCATCTTTAAACCCTTGATGAAGGTCTTTACTCCCGAAGCGGCTTTCTTGAACCCGCTCAACGCTCCCCCCGTGGCCTTGTCTAAAGCGAACCCAATGCTTCCGCCCTCTTCGCGGGCTGCGTTGAGTTCGTCGGTAAAGTCAGCCAGTTGATTTGCCGCTGCTCCGAGGCCCTTTACTTTGATATTGACTGTGTAGTCTTGCGCCATTCCTTATGCCTTGGAGGACTTTCCGCCACCATGGCGAGGCGCCCCACTCATAGTAACCATATAACTGGAGCGAATCGGGGTTGCCGCGAAGCTCGTATTCTGCCGCTATCGTCAACACGCGCGGCACGGCCTTACCTATCCCGTCGAGGTAGTCTTTCATTCTTGCAAGATGACCCTATCGTTCACGCCCGCAATGCGTCCGCCCGCTTCCGTCAAGAGAGCGTCCCGGAATTCGACTTCGTTGGTGGCGTACAAGCGGACCATATCAACCTCCAGATTCCAGTTCAGAATCTTGTCCGCCGTCCCCGTGACTTGGAACGTCATCACGCCCCCCGTTAAGGTAGCCGATAGGCCACGCGTCCCAGGGCTTCCGCTGGTGAGTGTGGTCCCGCTCGTCTTGGTAAACGTCACGGAGCTATCTCGGCCATTGGCTAAGAATCGCCACGTCTCAAACTTCGAGGTAAACGCCGTCCCCGCAGTACCGCCCACCGTAGTCGAGGAGACCTTCACCGTGCCGCTTGCGATGGTGTTCTCGTCGACCTTGATATCTGCGCCCAGTGGTGGAGTGGCGTCCGTGGGTGTGGCTCCTGTCGTCTCCGTCGATACGCTGAACTTGTCTGTGATAGTCACGGACCCGCTTCCAGGGTCTACGCTGGTGGTGCTCGTCCCCACCGGAGTCACCGGGCCGGGGTTGGAGCTGTTGGAGTTGGGAACGGGGTCTTGAGCGTCCGTCGGCGTATCGGGTACAGAGCCGGGGTTGCCGTCGCCGGTATTGTTCCAGCGGCAGGTGCTACTCTGCGCGTCGTAGTAGTACCCAAACGCCTCACAACATTGTTGGCCCGGATCGGTGGTCGTCGTCCCGTCAGCATTGGTGAAGGTCACCGTGCCGTTTACGTTCGACTGGGTAGGGGTAGAGCTACACGCGCCAAAGCTGGAGCGGTCCAAGTCCCGCAGGAACTTGCAAAGGGTACTCTCTCCCGTGCCTATCTGATAGCCGCTGATTTCTGTGAGCTTGTATGTGGCCCCTAAGATGTGAAAGCGGTCATTGAAGCGCACGTTTCGAATGTCCGAGGGGGTCAGGTAGAGGTGGGCTTCAAACACACGCGCGTCGGCGTCGTAGATGTCCGCCAAATAGGAGGCCCAATAGGTGCGATGAAGACCCAAGGGAACGGGGTCCGCGCTGGCTTGGTCTATTAGGGTGCTATTGCCAAAGCTGAAGGGCCTGTTCGTGGAGTTCCAGTATAGGCTTTGGTCGTTGCCATCGGCAGAAGCTGCCGAGTAGGGCGACATGAACTGATACGAGGTGAAGGACGTCCCGTCCACGTAGAGGGTATCCGCTATGGTTTGCACTCCGGTAGCGAAACACAGCTTCGGAGGCTGTGAGGCGGGCTTCACGCCTACCCCATCCACCTGATAGGAGCGATGAGTTAGGACGCCGCTG